TACACAGAATCGACATTCTTCTACCGCCGCCTTCCTCGGATCACTCAGATCGGGAAGGCGAAGTTGTATAAGCATGTCTGCCCTTTGCAGGGACGCCCGTGGGAGATCAAACCGTCCCCTCGCCACAAGCAGGGCGAGATTTCAGCGCAGGAAGATGAGCGGATCACCAATCTTCGTGAAGAAATTGAAGACATCCAGGAAGCCCATGAGGGTGAGAACAAACTGGACGATATGTGTGAGTTCATGTCCAACCTGGGAACCTGTGTCGCGGTCGGCCCCATCCAGATCAGCCAACCTAGGCTTCGATGGCAGGACGGTGCGGAAGGTCTTGAGGGTGAGGACGCTCTGAAACCTATGTGGGAGTTGTATGACCCGAAAGAGGTCTACCCCGATCCCAACACCAAGAAGGCCCAGTCCCTCGAATACGTCCATTTCCATCATGTATGGTCGGCGCACCAGATTCGGTCCCTCCAGGAAGACCCTACCTTCATCAACAGCGAATTGGCAGGTCTTTTGAAAGACCTCGGGCCTACTGGAAACTGGGCACAAAACATCAAGAAGTGGGAGCAGACCCCTTATCCGACCAACACGACTAACGCTTCCCTTTCCGGGTTCTGTGTCTGGCGTCGGATTGGTGTTCTGACCTCCGAGGCGCTTGAAACGCTCGGGGAGAAGTTCGGTAAGATCGATGGTCTGGACAAAGACCAGATCAAATTGATGACCGACTCCATGTGGGAAATTTACTGGTGTGAAAACCGTATTCTGAAAATCAGCAAGCGCAAGTTCCAGCCTCAGAAAATGCCTGTCCAGTTCATTCCCTTCCGGCGCGATCCGGCCAGTATCTTCGGTATCGGAGCAGGGGAGAGTGCCTTGGAAGTCGTCGAGATGTTGACCAATATCACCCGGTCTATTGAGGATTCCCTGAATGACACCTCCGGGTTCCAAGTGAGTATCGATGCGGGGCGGGTCGAGAACAAGGATCTCAAGGTCCAGGGACGGAAGACCTGGATTCACCGGTCCAAGGACCGTAAGGGTGAACCCCAGGGCCGCGCGGTCGAGTTCTTCACCGTGCCATCCAACCTTGATTCACTCATGGCCTCGTTCAAGACCTTCGAGGGGATGATCCCCGTGGTAACTGGGTTCATCGAAATGGCGAATGGCGCAGATATGGGTTCTGGCGTTCGCACGGACAATATGATGAACATGCTATGGGATTCCTTGGAAGAATTCATCAAGGATGTGGTCGGCAACGTTGACCGCTATTGGTGGAAGCCTTTCCTCCGGGATTGTTACGCCTGGATTCAGGAATACTACCCACAGCCTGAGCGGTTCAAGTGCGAGGCCGACTTACAGGTCCAGGGTGTCCGTGGGGCTTTGAAACGTGAGATCGTCGGGCGCAAGGCGGCTGACCTGTTCGTCAAACTCCATCAATTCGGTATGCCGGATTGGATCGACGACATCAACTTCATGAAGACCATCGTTGAGGGGATCGGGATGGAGGAAGAACGTGTCGTCCTTACTCCGACTCAGCACACGGAAAAAATGGACCTACTGGCGAAGAAAACGGAACTGATAAAGGCTGCTGGCAATGCCCCTGAAGGTAAGGAACGAGCGCAGCTTTCCCAACGTGATGCCCAGATGAAAGCCTACGCCGAAATCCCGGAGGGTGCCGAAGCCGTCAAGTTGGCCACCTTCCGAACCCTCGCCTCAGAACTGAAACTCATGACCCCAGAGCTCGAGAAGATCCTGAATGCCACCATGCCCATGGCTATTGCCAGGGATGTTGCCAACCACAAGGCCAAGGAACCCCACCCGGAAGTTGCCCCGCCAACGCCACAGCCGGAGGTTAAGCCATGATTCACCAACCTTCGGACCTCAATGACGGTGCCCGGTTAAGCCGGATCGAATCGTTTACGAAGGACTATGGGGTTGACCCCAACTCGGTTCGGTCCCTGTTCCATGCTGGGAACGTGTTGGAACCTATGCTCAAGCATCTCTACTATGAGTATATGGAGCAACTGCTCAATTGCGATATCATAAAGGAAGGACCGGAGTTACAAGCCCAGGCCCAATTGCTTAGGCGTCTCCATGACCTTCCTGAAGAAATTAGGTTGTTAGAACAAGATTAGAAGTGGGTCGCGGCATTCCGCCGTCCCCAATTTTAGGAGCCAGACATGGAAAAAGTTTTCAAGCAAGTGGATAACCCCAACGACAAGGCGATGAGCAATCGCCTTGCTGCCCTTGGCATCACTATTGACAAGGACGGGCAATTTGTTGGGAATCCGTTCCAAGGATCGCCCGACCCCGCTACTGGTCCCGACAACATCGGCCCGGACGAGGCGGCAGTCGAAAGTGTTGACCCGTTTGGGAAGATCGACGACGAAAATCTGGAAGTGCCCCCGAGTCCCGATGAAACGGCCCCGGAACCTCCCGAAACGTCCGATGACTACCCAGACAGCGAACACAAACTCAAGGGTCTCGAAAAGCGAGAAGCAGACGCCCGCGCTGCCCAGGCCGCCATGAGCAAGACGGAAGCCCGTCTCAAGCTCATGGAATCAAGCCTGAACCAGAGAATAGCCGAACTGGACGAGGACATCAAGCGCCTCGCGTCCCTCCATGCAACGGTTGGCCCTGTCCCTTCCGACCTTAACCCTGCCGACGCTGCCACCCTCGCCAATTGGCGTGAGGAACAGCCGGAAGCTATTGCCGTCATGGAAGCGATTGTAGCTCCGATTTATACGGTCGTCGCCCAACTGCGTGAGCAGACCAATGGCGTCGTCCAGAAGATGGGAGAGTATTTCGCGGCACAGCGCATGGCCAAGGTCAACGAGGGTATCTACTCCAAGATCCCTGAACACAAGATCAAGAAAATCACTGAAAGCCCTGAGTTCATTGACTGGCTTAGTCATAAGCCCGCCAGCAAGAAGAACCTCTACGTCAACATCCTGACCAAGACCAGCAACTACACCCCCGAGGAGGCCCTGGAAATTTTTCAGGAGTATTCCAAGGACATGGGTATCGATGTGGGTCTGAACGGTGCCGCTCCCAAGCCGCGACCGACGATGGATCGCGCTCCGGCGCTGCGTAGTGGTGGGGCACTGCCGGAAAATCCCCGGCGTGAACAGAACCGCAATGCCCTCACTCTCCTATCCCCGGACGAAATGGCCAACATTGGTCGTCTTCTATCGGAAGGATCTGTGGAGCAGAGGGACCACAACCGGAAACGTCTTGAACTGACTCTCCCGAATACTGACTTATCTGCATGGGCTAACGCCTAGCAATAATAGTATCGGGGTCAGTTCCACCAATGAAAAGGAACTGAAATGGCTATTACCCGTACCGTCCCCTCCGCTGCGACTGGTATCCCCGCCGCGTCCCAGACCACCCTCATCGAAGAAATCGTTGAAGGACTGGCCATGGATGTCATGCGCCGGGAGTCCTTCCTCGGCAAGATCGCCAATACCGAGGCGATGAAGAAGCTGGAATCGTTTGGTGACCAGATCACCTTCCGCGTCCTCAACCCCCCGACCGTCAGCCCCTACCTGGTCAACATGGATATCGTGCCCGAGCAGATCACCGGTACGAACTTCAATGTGACCGTCAACAATGCCTTCTACGCCTTTCCCACCATCGACCCGATCGATGTCAAGGAAATCAACCTTCCGCTCATGTCCAACATCGCCCGCATGATGGCCGATGCCCATGCCGAGAACGAATACCTCGTCGTGGTTGCTGGTCTGATCGCTACCGTGTATTCGGCCAGTGTGATGTCCTATGAGGGTCAGGTTCCCGGAACCGTGGCCTATAACCCGCCTGTCCCGACCTTCGTGTCTGACACCGACCGGACCAACACCCAGGGCTATATCATCAACCAGTTCTTGAGCGCCCGTAAGGCTTACAACCAGCTTGCGATTCCCAAGAAGGGCCGCTATGCCATGATCAACTCCGATGTGGAGCAGATCCTTCTCCAGAGCGACCAGTTCACTTACCAGATCAACGGTGAGCAGAACCGGAAGGCCATCGAGGAAGGCGACTTCGGTATCCGCGTGGCTGGCTTTGATATCATCGTCACCGATGCCATCCCGACCGCGACCTACGCCGGAGTCACCAATGTCTGCCAGGGCATCCTGGGCCACCAGAATGGTCTTGGCTTCATCCGGCAGCTCATGGAAACTGAAATCAACTTCAAATTGCAGACCAAGTTCTCGCGTGGTGCCCGCCAGCTTGACGTGTTCGGGTTCGGCCTGTCCGATTCCCGCTACATGGGTGCCCTGCCCCTGAAGGTCGCCTAACAACGCCACTTGCGGTCCCGGTGGGGTGGATGGTTCTGTCCCACCGGCCCGCTCTTTTTGAGGTAAGACCAATGACGATGCAAATCGGCAACGGCGGTATGAAGTCCAATTACGTGAACGAGGCCAATGAGTGTGTTGCCATCACCTTCCCGGCCAACCCGAACGCTCCCATGGTTCGGAAGACTAACTACCCTTTCACGTTCTGGCATAAGTTCGTGATGCGATGTTATCTCAACCCTGAGTTGGGTGCCCACATGGTCATGGGTAACACGGCTGAAGGTCAGGACATTCTCCAGGGGGTGACTACTGAGGAAGTCACTGAAGGTTTCCTCCGAAATCTCAACGAGGATGAACTGAACCAGATGGCTGAAGTCTACGGCGTCAAGCCGTGCAAGAATCCCAAGGCTACTGTCATGAAGATCCTCGGTGCTAAGGAAGATGGTACCAAACCTAAATTCAAGGCAGTCGTCGGCGGGGTGTAAGTCATGATTAGATTCGCCAACATCCAGGACAGAATCATCCCCATGCGATCCGATAAAAAGGACCGTGAAGGTATGCTGGCTTTCCAGGTTGCTGCGCGACGGCTCGCCTCGGAAACCTTGGCACTCCAGGAAATCGTATTATTCACCATGCCGTTGGGAGCGTTTGCGGTTAACCCATATACGTATGCGACGGCTATTGTCACGAACGATGGCACGGTGATCACGGGTATTGACCCTGCGTCCTGGGAATCAACCGACAATCCTTTCGAGAAAGAGCCAATTCACATTTTCAAGGCGGATTGGCAAGATCCGACCACTGGTAGATGGAGAGTGATGCACCTGTATAACCAGGGAACCCTGGAAAAGCATATGCGTCATGTAGAACCGGGTGATGGGTACATGCGGGCTTTTACCTCCGACCAGGGCCGTTTCCGGCCAAACCGACCTCCGGGTGCTGCCACCCAGGTTCGTGTGCAGGTCGCCTATAAACCAATTGGTGACTTCGACGAGGTGCATTTCGGGTCAGATTTTGAGGACGCACTGGTAGAAGGTGCGTTGTCATACTACATGAGACTCCCCGGATCGGGTCAGGACCGTGAGGAAGCGGCCCGAGCCGAGGATCGTTACAACGCCATCGCTTCTGGCCTTCGCGGGTCTGAACTGATTGGTGATGCTGGTTTCTCCCGTGGTTCGACCTCACCTAAACGTGGGGAACGATACGGACGTTTCATGTCGCACGATACTTTGGGGTATTGAGATGTCCAAAACTCGTAAGATTCTGGTTATCTCACACTTCGGGGTGTCGGGTGAACTGTGCAAGCGGTTCCTAATGGAAGGGAATCAGGTCAAGTACTTCATCAAGGATAAGAATTCCAAGGACATCAATGATGGTCTGATCGCCAAGGTTAAGTCGTGGGAACCCCATGTTGAATGGGCAGACCTGATCATCTTTGACGACGCGAACTTTGGGAAACAAGCGGATATGCTCCGGGAGATGGACAAGGCCGTAGTCGGACCTTGCCCATACTCGGACAAACTTGAGATGGACCGGGACTTCGGCCAGGATGAGATGGAGAAGGCCGGGATGACCGTTTTGCCACACTGGGCGTTTACTTCCTTCGACGAGGCCATAGATTTTGTTCAGGCGACTCCTGGACGCTATGTCCTGAAGCCCAACGGGATCGCCCAAGATGAAAAGTGCCTGACCTACGTGGGTAAGTCTGAGGATGGGTCGGACGCGATTGCCATGCTAGAGAACTACAAGAAGAAATGGGCCACCAAAATCAAGAGCATCCATATCCAGCAGTTCTCGAAGGGGGTGGAGGTCGCTATTGGGGCGTGGTTCAATGGCAAGGAGTTCATCCTCCCTGCATGTATCAACTTTGAATACAAGAAGATGATGAACGGCGATGTTGGACCGTCCACCGGGGAAATGGGGACTTCCTGTCTGTGGTCACATGAATCGAAACTGTACGACGAGACTCTGGCGAAGATGGTCCCTGCACTCCGTGCATCCGGGTATAGCGGGTATATGGACATCAACTGTATCGCCACCAAGGAAGCAATCTGGCCGTTGGAGTTTACCCCGAGGTTCGGTGTCCCGACGATCTGGCTGCAAATGGAAGGGATCAAGTCTAAACTAGGTGATTTCTTCGAGGCCCTGGGGACGGGATCGAAGTTTCGCCTAGAGACGGAAAGCGGAGTCCAGATATGCGTGGTGGTGGCCGTGTCGCCATACCCGTTTGAAGACCCAGCCGCATTTGACAAGTATTCCAAGGACAAGGAAGTCGAATTCAAAGACCCGGAACTGTCTGGGATTTACCTTGCCGACATCAAACTGGTCGATGGGAAGTTTGTTCTGGCGGGTAATTCGGGGTATGCCTGTGTGTGCGTCGGATGTGGCATGACCTTCGAGGAAGCCAAGGAAGAAGTATACAAACGGGTCAAGAGTGTGTCCCTGCCGGATATGTTCTACCGGACTGACATAGGCCACAAGTGGAACAAGGATCGGGATCTTCTAGGTTCGTGGGGGTGGCTCTAATGGCCATGACCCTTGCCCAGTTGGAACATGACCTTTCCGACCTGATCGGCGTGGGCGTGTACAACACGATCTTCCTACCGTCTGGACAGACGACTTGGGTTGATCAGGCAATCAACTGGGGCCATCAGCAAATTGCGGTGCTGCTCGGGCTGACTCGGGTAGATGCTATGATTCTGATGTCAGGGCAATCTACCCAGGTCGTGATCCCTTCTGACGCTATCAAACCGGTAACCGTTCAGGCATGGTGGACCCCAACAGGAGGTGCCCTCATGGGCAAAATGCTGTATGAAAGCACCCTCACCATTGAGGACGCCAAGAACCCTAACTGGCGGGCTCGGACTGGCGAACCCACCGTCTGGATGCAGTTCGACGGTTCGACCATCTTCCTGAATGGCATTCCGACCACTGGGTCTGTGGTTTTGGGGTATATCCAGGTTCCGACACCGATGGTCAATGCGACCGATACCCCTGACCCTCGAATACCTGACTACTTCCACGAATATATCAAGTTCGCGGCTGCGGCCTGGCTTCTGCTCCAGGCCGGCCAGGCTGAGGACCGGAAGAAGGCATCGGAGATGTATGCCAAATTCACGACCAGTCTTGGTCTTGGACCGTTGCCGCTGGCTTCGACAACCGTGGCGAGGTAATCATGAACCTCCTGCAACTCCAAACGGACTGCCAAGTTCTGCTCGGTGATACGAGTCAGGGTTCCATGAAACGGAATACCCAAAACTACACCGATGCGATCAACTGGGCGCAGACTCAGATTGGTTCGTTGATGGGGTTGACCTATCTGGAACAGAACATCTTCCCCGTCCCTACGGTGCAGCCGAATGGGACTACGGTTCAACAGGTCGCTATCCCCACTGATGCGGTGAAGGCGGATCGCATGATGTTGGGATTTCCAGCACTTGCCTATAATGCGGTCCTGCCTTGGCCAAATACTAGCCCCGACCCGGGCTATTTTTGTGACCCTCCTTACAGTATCATTTTCTACCCCGCGCCTAGTGATTTTGTATATACATGGTCCAACCCTGTAAATATGACCTACTCGGTTGAATCGGGGGTCCCATCCGCTATTGATTATTACCCTACCCCTGGGTTGCCAGACCAGTCATTAATAGAAAT